CCTTGCACTTGATAATTTCAAGCGCCTTCGGGAACTGCCAGCCGCTTTTGTTGTCCTTCATGTGTGCCGCTCCTTTCAATCTGTGTACGGGCTTTCAAGCGTCCATCCGAAGCGATCCGTACTTTTCCATTCCGTCGTGAAGTGATTGCGCCGCCCGTCGCCCGTGAAGAAGCAGTATTCCGCCGGAAGCACCCGCCCGACGTTTTCTTCGCCGTCCCGCTCCGCGCGGTATCGTGTCAGCACGTCCGCCGCAAGAAGGGCGAATTCCTCTTTCACGGGATATTCGGGATCGTAGCCGCTGAACTGATAGGGTGCTTCGATAACCTCCAGCACCGTGTCGGGGAAGCGCGGATCGTCAACGCGGTTCAGAACGCACCATACAACCGCCGCTTGCTCCGTCGTAGAAGGAACGATCCCCGCTTCGCCGTATATCAGCTTTGCAAGGGCTTCAACCTCCGCCGCGTTCGGCACATATTCCGCCACCGTCCCGCTCGAAGGAAGAAGAACGGCGGTCGGCTGGTGTACCTCTTCAAGCGTTCCGGCTGTCGTGTCCTTCGGCTTGTCCGCCGCGCCGCTCCCGCTCCACGGCATAAGCGCCGCAAGAAGGGCGGCAACGGTCAGCAATGCAACCGTAAGGGCGACGCGACGGCGAAGCATTGCCCGCCGCCGTCGTTGTGCCTGTATCCGCCGGGGCTTGTGTGCGCTGGCTGTCTGCTCGACTATGTAACCGCAAGGCACTTCGCAAATAAACTTCCCGTCCGCGTCTTGCAGGACGGCAAGCGCCCCGCGCGCCCGATCCGCCGTCATTGTTCCACCTCCGCCACCGGAAGGGAAAGCCACCATTCCGGATTGTTCCGGAACTGCTCATTCGCGCAAGCGTCGCAATTCTCCGCCGTGCAGGAAGAGCAATAACGCTTCTGAAAAGCCGCGTCCCACGGCGCTTCTATGACCGGAAGGGAACGAAGGAAGCCCGCCAGCGTGGGCTTGTCCTTCGTGATAGCGTCAAATACCGAAGTGAACTGCCGAACGTTCAAAACTTCGTCGCCGATAATGCACCCGTTCGCGATCCGCTCTTTGATGAACTCAACGCACGGCATTTCCTCCGAAACGCGAAGATCATTGAACCGCGCTTCCGCTTCCTCGAAGCTGTCGAAGGTAACGGCGTTTGCGACGGACGCTTCGCCGTCGTATTCCCATAAACGGATTTTGTATCGTGTTGTACTCATTCCGAATAGCTCCTTTCCCGCGTTACTCTTCAATGCCGATATAAAGCACGTTTTCATCGGCGCGAAGCTCCGTGATCTTGCAATATGCGTATTTGTTCATTTCGTCGTGTGCGAAGTGCTTATACAAGCCCCTGTAAATGTCCCGCTTCTGATAGCCGCATTCCCGAACGTAGATATACACGTTCGTAAATCCGCTTATTACGTAGCCGATCGTTTGAAGTGCCACGTTGTTTGCGATCCTCTTCATCTTCATATTGAATAGCTCCTTTCGTATTTCAGCAATTCGCGCCGCGTCGGTTTCCTCTGCGTCGGAAATTCTCT